TCATAGCGGTCGCTCCACTGGTTCGTTAGGGCGCAGAGCTGCGGACACGTCTTCCCATGCGACGGCCACCGCCTCCCCCACCGCGCTCACTTCGTAGAGGTAGAACTTACCGCCTTCGTCCTCATAGACTTCGTAGCGGTCAAGCAGTCCAGCATCGCGCAACCGGTGCCCTTGCTCGTGAGGGACCCAGCACGGGCCTTCGCTTCCGCCGGCCACCGCCCGCCACATCGCCGCGAGCGCATCGAGTTCTTCAACGGTAATGCGCCCTAACCATGCGCTGCTCGCGAACTGCTTTTCGCGGCTCTTGACCGAGGGCGCCGCTGTGCTCAGCCGTGCCGCCGCCGCCCGCCTCATCCCCTTGCGACACTCGATTATTTGGTCATGGCATTCGGCGTAGCATGCACCGTTGACGGCGTAGCGCGGCAGGTGCTCGCGCTCGATCCGCAGTTGTCTGCGCCACCAAGCCCACCGCCGGCGGCACTCCGCTCTATCTGGTTTGGTCGTTTCCATAGATTAGTCGCAGTCGGAGAGCTTGTCGTTCTGCCCAAGGAATAGATCGCCTTGCGCGAGTTCGCGCTTGATTCGTTCCACGGCGTTTTTGAAATGTTCCGGGTCTTTCTCGATGCCGATTGCCTTCCGCCCGGTGCGGATCGCGGCGATGATTGTGGAGCCGCTGCCCATGTAGGGGTCGAGCACGGTTGCGCCTTGCGGCACCTTGGCCTTATCCATGCACCACGCCATGAGTGAGACGGGCTTTTGGCATGGATGCTGGCGCGTGTTCGCTTCGCCATTCATGGACAGGTCTCGCTTGCAGTAGATGCCATGCCCGCCCTTCATCCACGCTTCCTCGGCATCGCTCAGGAACGAGCCGAAGGCGTCATCATTGCGCTTGATCCAGACGAGCTTTGTCCCGACCGGCAGACGGCTTCCAAAGTGGTTCGACCCGAAGAGCACGACCTTTTCCCATGCGAGCCACGGCGACGGATCGAACGGCCTGTCATCCTCGATGATGCCTTTCCCGTTTCCGGTGCCGATGCCATTGCCACGCTTGGCCACGCTCGCCACATTCCCGCCGCTGAATCGGCTGTTGTCCGTGTTTAGGTTCATCCCATACGGCGGATCACTGATTACGGCGTCCGCTTCGATCTCGTCAATCAGGTCGAGACAGTCCCCACAATACAGCGTCACCCCCAAGGGCAGAACAAGGCGCTGGACTGAACCGCTGACAGCGGGTGAGTCCTGCGTGATGGCGATGTCTTGGGGCGCTGTCATCGGTCAGTCAGCTTGTGCGTTCGGCTTGCGAGGCGACCGTTTGAACCGGCGATCGGTGAGATCCCGCCACTTCATCGCTGCTTCTCTCATCGCCCGGCGCCAAGTAGGCCGGCGATGCTCGGCGCAGGCCAAAGCTTGCTCGCGACAGTCGATTGCCCGCTCCAACGCATCACGCACAGCCCTTGCATGCCCGACGAGGTGAAAACGCGAAGCCGAACCAGCCGATGAGCTCGAATGATCACAGCCGGGCATGTCCAGCGAGAAGAGATCGTCTGTGGCGGCTGTGCTCATCGGCTATCTCCCGCGTTGCGCGGACAGAGCATCGGCGAGATGGCGAGCAGGCCCGGCGAGACGGCCCACGGCTCAATGCGGGCAAATAGGGGCACGCCGGCGTGCGCCAGTGCGGCAAAGACCAGCTCGGAGCAAAACCAGCGGTCGTCTGCTCGCATTTTGCGGCGCGACACGAAACGGACGATCGCGCGGTAGTCATAGCCCTTCCCGACTTCGGCGCGCGCAAAAGCGAGGGCCTCATCCCACTGCGCGGCGCTCATGGACGGGACGGTGTAGCGTTCCACGCCCCGCCAATCTGCGAGCGTCTTCACGCGCACGCCGTCCCCTTGCCACGACTCCACGATCCGACCGTCGGGCATGAGCAGCGCCGCGTGGGAGTATTGCCCGCGCGTCTGCCAGCGGATGAGCGCGGAAATGAGTCCACGTCCGCGGAAGAGCAAGATCGCCGGCGCACAAGGCGCGGCGGGCAAGGCCTGGTCGCGGGCTGGCAGAGCTTGGGCGCTCACTCGTCTTCCGGCGGCGCGAGCCGCTTGCCCGCGGCGCGTTCCCAGAGCGGCACGGCGATGCGGATGGCGCCGATGGCGATCATCGCGACGATGGCGCTGATGCCGAGCAGGATGTCCACGTTGGCCTTCCAGCCGAGCCAGTGAATGACGATCGGCGTGAAGAGGATGCCGGCGAGGCTCGAGGTGCCGACCTTGATGGCGAAGTTGCGGCCGGTGGCTTTCGGCGGGGAGAAGACGAGTGCGGAGAGCAGCCCGCCGCCGATCGCGCCGATGATGCAGATGAGGCGCATCTTGCCGTCATCCATCACGACCGTCTCCGTGCTGGCGACGACTTCCGACACGTCCTTCAGCTCCGGCACCGCGGCGAGGACCGCCGCCGTCATGCTCGCCCACGTCGCAAAGCACAGCGCCACGATGGCCTCGAAGAGCGGGAGAAAACGGCGCGGCATACCGGGTAGTGGCTGTCAAATCGCGCGACGATCCGCGGTCACTGGAATTTCTCCTCCACGATGAGGTCCGCCGTCGCCACGCCGCCGCCGACGCGGGCCGACTGGTTGCCGTTGACCCACGAGTTGCCCGAGCCCGCGCCGAAGCGCACCTTGTAGGTGCGCGCGGAAGTGGAGCCCGCGTCCACGTCGAAGTCGTAGCTGATCGCGTCGCTCGCGTTCGCCGCCGCGCCATCCATGCCGAAGCGATACCGGATGGCATCCGCCGTCGAGTCCACGAAGACCGCGACGCCGAGCGTCGTGGCGGCGGTGGCCTTGGTGAAGCTGCCGCTCACGTGGATGCGGATCTTCGAGGTCGAACGCTTCGGCGTGATCGTCGCGCTGAGGATCTCGGTGCCCTCGGTATTCTGCGGGATCGTGTTGTCGTCGGGGATGTTTGTGGAGTCCTGCGTGTAGGTCGCCTCGCTGTCGGAGGCATACGCGGGAATCATCGCCTCGAGCTGGTCGCGCACCGCATCCTTGGTCGGCACGGTGTTGTCGCCATTCCAGCCGGTCGCGTCGTAAGCTTCGGTCGGCACTTGCAGGCCGTTCGCGGTCACGTTCACCACGCCCGTGCCTTTCGGCGTGAGGTTGAGGTTGATGTTCGTGTCGCCGCCGGTGGCGGCGAGCGAAGGCGCGTTGCCCGTCGCCGCGTTGGTGACCGTCAACTCGTTCACCGCGCTGGCCACGCCGGCGACCTTCAGGATTTCGAGCGTCGAGAAGTTGTGATCCGTGAGCGCGCCGGTCGGCAACGACAGACCGCCGGGGCTGAAGTGAGCGACGGGATTGCCGCCCGCATCGACTGTGATCGTATTCGTATTCGAGATGTAGAGCTTGCAGTCCGTCTCCCCCGCCCACGTGATGCCGGCGGTGTAGGCGGCGATGAGGCGTCCGGTCGGGATCTCCACATCGCCCGTCTCCGGGCTCACGCGCAGCGCGTCCTCCCAGCCCGAAGTGTCCGGCTCATACTTGCCCGAGACCCACTTCGGCACGCGGAAAAGCTTGTGCTCGAAGTCGAACATTCCGAGCGAGTAGTTGCCGCCATCGGGGCCGATCGTGGGCGAGCAGAAGGCGAGGCCTTCGTTGTGCGTCGCGTGGTGGTTGAAGACGAACATCGACCAGCCAGGGATGAGCGAGGCGATGCGATTGCTCGGCACATGTTTCCACGCGGCGGAGTTGGGAGGCGCGGCCTGCACGGCCTTCTCCGCTGTGGTGAGGTCGAACGTCGCACCGCTGCCGCCGCCGCCCGTGACGGAGACCGGGTTGCTCGGCAATGCGGTGTATTCGCCCGGCGTGATCACGATCGCACTGGTGACGACACCACCGCTTTCGCCGGTGACGCGGAGCACCGCCGGCGACGCGCTGTCGTAGCTCGTGCCGCCGCTGACCGTGAGCAGATCATCGACCGCGTAACCGGTGCCGCCGCCGTCCACCTCCGCCGCATACGCGCCGTAGCCGGACTGCATGACGCCGAGAGTGATCCCGACGCCCGAGTTGTGGTCGTCCACGGAGTGGTTGATCAGCACCAGCTCTTGATCGCCCGCCTCATCCCACAGCGACGGCGAGCCGTTCATGTGGAGGTAGAGCCCCGCGAGCGTCGAAGACATGCGCAGCGGATCGCCGATCTGCGACATGCCGCCGGGAATGCTGAGCGCCTTCTTCCACGCACCGGTGCTCGTCGCGGAAGCGACCCAGAGATACGAGTCGAAGTTGCCGTTGGCGGTGAGCGCGAGCTGGCCCTTGAAGCCCGGCGTCGCGAGGTCCACGTCGCTCAGCGGCGTGGCCGTGCCCGTCGCGCCGGAGAGCAGCTTGATATACTCGGTGCCCACGCCGCCGGCATCCGCCCAGGTCCAGTCGTCGCGCAGGAACTTCGCGCCCGTCGGCGTGCCGGTGATGGAGGTCTTCGCGGCCGTCACCACGCCGTTCTTGATCGTCCACGCCGTGCCCGAACTGCTCACATTGATGTCGCCCTTGTCCCCATCGCTCACGCCCGATCCCATCGCTTCGATCTTGTCGCGCACCGCGTTCATGCTCGGCGGACGCGTCACGCCATTCCACGAGGTCGCATCGTAAGCCGTGTCGTCGCCCACGAGGTAAGTCGCCGCGACCGCCGTGCCCTGCCACGTGCCGGTGCCGATGGTGCCAAGCGTCGTGATGCTGCTTTGCCCCGCGTAAGTCGCGGCGATGGTGATGGTCGGATTCCCGCTCACCCCATCGCCATTCGTGATCGTGATCTTGTCGCTCGTGCCCGTGAGCGTGCGGCCCGCGAAGGTGTCGGCGGAAGTCTGCACAAGCAGGCCGTTGGTGTTGAACGCTCCGAGCGCCGCGAGCGTCGCATCGGCGAGCTTCGCATTGCTCACCACGCCATCGTCGATCGTCCACACCGTGCCCGAACTGCTCACGGTGATGTGGCCCTTGTCCCCATCGCTCACGCCGAGCGAGAGCGCCTCGATCAAGTCCCGCACCGCATTCATCGAGGGCGGCCGCGTCACGCCATTCCACGACGTCGCGTTGTAAGCCGTGTCGTCGCCCACCAGATACGTCGCCGCGATGGCCGTTCCCTGCCACGTGCCGGCAGTGATCGTGCCCACCGTCGCGATGTCCGTGCCGACCAGCTTGCTCGCCGCGATCGACCCCGCGAGGTCGGCATTGAGGATCGACCCGGTGAGCGCCAGCTTGGAATACGCGATGGCCGCACTTGCGTTGATGTCCTCATTCAAAATCGAGCCATTCGTGATCTGCGCACTGGCCACAGCATTGAGCGCGGCGAGCGTGCCCGCGTCGCTGATCGTCGAGAGCAGCTGCGTCCCGGTGTGGTTCGCGCGGGCGAGCGGATCGGTCGCCAGCTTGGAAAGGGCGATGCTGCCCGCGAGGTCCGCGTTGAGGATCGAGCCGGTGAGCGCGAGCTTGCCGTAGGCGATGGCGGCCGAGCTGTTCACATCCTCGTTGACGATCGAGTTGTTCGCGATCATCGCACTCGTCACCGCGCCATCGTCGATCGTCCACACCGTCCCGCTCGAACTCACGGTGATGGAACCCTTGTCGCCATCCTCCAATCCGCCTCCTCCCCCACCGCCACTACCAATCGTGATCGTCGATGAGGCCGTCTTGATTTTCAGCGCGCCCGCGTCGTTGAAGATCGCGGCGTCGGTCCCGGTGACCGTCGGCGCGGACGTGCTTTTCCACAGCAGCGGGCTGGAGGTCGTGATGACCGATTTCCCATCTACGGGAACCATGCGGTCAACACGGAGGGGAAGGTCGGCAGCGGTAGCGGCGCCAGCCGCGAGGAGAAGGGCAATGAGGATGCGTTTCATAAATCAGCGGCGGAACGTTTGGCGAATCTTCACGGGCAGGACCGGCGAGGTGTGCGTGCGGCCATCGAGGGTGAAGCTGAGTTGCGCTTCGCCGATGAGGTATTCGCTCGATGGCTCCGCGCCGCTCGGCGCATTGAGCTGCGCAAAAAGCCGCTCCATGCGGCGCGTGCCGATCGTCACGTCGAAATACGGGATGTCGCGCGTGGCCTCGCCCGGCAGGCCGATCGACTCGGCGCCAGCGGCCTCGGCGTGGAGGAAGGGTGGCGCGTCGAACTGCTGCTTGGGCCGGATAATCAGCGCGACATTCGTCGGCGCGGGATCGGGCAGCAGCGGCGTGTAGTCCGCGAGGGTCTGCGTGCCGTTGCGGCTGATGATCGCGTGGATGCGCAACGTCTCGCCCAGGTGCAGCTCGATCCCATCCTCCACATCGAACGCCACCGAGGCGAACGTGCGCGCACGGACGTTGTATTGCAGGTCGATCGAGTTCCGCGGCTGCGGCGGCGTGTCGTCGTAGTCGAGGTGGTAATACGCGAGGTAATCGCCGCCTTCGACGATCACCGTGTTCGTGTAATACACCGCGGCCAGGATGCCGCCCACGAGGCCGGTCGCGACGATCTTGATATCGTAGATGCCCGCGGCCGTCGGCGCGCCGGTGAGCGACACGCCATTGTCGTTTTGCGGTATCCAATTCGCGGTATGCGTGCCGGTGCCCGCCGTGGTGAGGTTCACCGCCGAGCCGCCGGGCGTGGCCGAGAGTTTGCACGTCGTCGCCGTCAGTCCATCAGCGATGACATAATAATCGACGCCGGCGCTGAATCCTGCGGGCAAGCCGCCACCGCTATTCTGCACCCGCACCACATCATTTTCCTGCAGGTGATGATCGGTCCCAAAGGTGAGCAGCTCGGTCCCCGTGTTCACCGTGAACGAAGTCCCGACCGCGCCGGGGCCGATGCTCGTCGGCGTGCCGAGCGTCACGCCCGCCGGCAGCCCGATCGCCGCGAAAGAAACCGGTGTGTCGTGATCGAAGTCCTCCGCGACGAACGTCGCCGCAAACGCCAAGCCGAGGAAGCCGAAGCCAGGTGTGGTGCCGGTGATCGATTGACTCATAGTTCGATGTCAGCCGCGAAGAGGATCGGCGCCGCCGCGGCGAGCATGACGACGAAGATGACGAGAAGGACCGCGTCTTTCATGGTCAGGTCAGCGCCACAAGGCTGTGCGTCGCGCCTTCGCCCGCGACGGTGAGAGTCCCGGCAAGAGCGAAGGGCTCGCCGTTCGGCGCGGGGCCGGGATCGAATTCGACGAAGCGCACACGGAGCGCGAGGAAGCCGCTCGCGGGCGTCCATTCCGCGGTGACACCACCGAGCGTGGCGCTCGCGCTGAACGCGTCCTGGTAGATCGTGTGCTCGCCGTCGCCGGTGTCGGTGATGTCCACCGTGGCGCCGCCGAGCGTCTCGGAGAGGGTGAGGGTGGTGCCGCTCGGCGCGGTCTTCACGTAGTAGCTGCGACCCGCGACGAGGCCGGCGGGCAGCGTATCGTCGCTCGTGAAGCGCACGCGATCGCCGACGCTGAGTCCATGCGCGTTCGCGACGGTAATCACATCCGTCCCCGCATTCACCGTGCAGGTGTCGAGTTCCACGGTGCGGCATTCGACCGCCGCACTGCCCCGCACGAGCCCGGGCGAAGCGCACGGGAAACACCGCAGGCTCAGCCGCTCCGTCCACGTGAGTTCATCGAGCAGCGGCGAGCCTTCCACATCGTCCAGCACCGCGCTCTCGATGATGTAGCGCCCGCGACCCACGACATCGTTGCCGAGGCTCGCGAGGTGATTTGTCGGCGCAAAGACCAGCGACCAGCGTTTGCCCGCGGTGAGCAAGTCGCCGCTCATCATCACCGGGCCAAGCGTCCACTCGTAGCGCGTCGGATACCACGTGTCGCCGACCTTGCGCACGGTGAACCAATGACCGTTCTGGAACGTCACATACTCACCCGCGACGGGATGCGAGCTATCGATCCCTTCGTCGCTTGCCGCGATCTTCACATCGACTCCTTCGCCGATCTCGAACACGCGCCCGCAGTCCGCGATGAAATGATTCAGCGTGTGATTCGCATCCGCGCCCGTGAGATCGAACGCCGCACCGCCCGGCGTCGCCGACACCTTCAGCACCGTCGCCGTGAGGTCTGTCGCGATCACGTAGTAATCGGTCCCCGCAACCAGCGAGCCGAGATTCTCCGGCACGCGCACTCGATCCCCAGCCACCAGCCCATGCACACCCGCATTGATCGTCAGCGTGTTCGCCGTCCCATCCGCCGTGAACGTGCCGACTGCGACCGTCGAGTTCGGCTTGAGCACGATATCCGCAATGAGGTCGCTCCCCTGCGCCCAATCGCCCGCCGGCGACAGCGGCGCGTAGTCGATCAGCGAGCGATTCGTCTCGATCTCCTGCGTGCCCGTGTAAGTCGTCTTCACCCCGCCCTCCGTCTTCTCGATCGCCGCCGGCACCGTCGTTTTCACCGTCGGCCCCTCGATCGTGTGCGAAGGCGGATAGACGAGCGTGACGCTCGGAATGCCGTTGATCGTGATGCTCGCGCCCGTCGCCTGGAGTGAAGCCAACGCCGCAAGCAAGAGCCGGCGGATCAGATCCGTCATCGCCGGACTCAACCCGAGTAATTCGACGAGCCGCTCGATCGTGCCGGGCGTTTCCAGCGCACCGCGGATCATGTTATACCACGTCTCGGCGGTGGTCGCGTTGTTCGAGATCGCCGTGTTGATCGCGTCGATGAAGCTATCGATGTCGATCTGCGTCGCAGCGACCTTCCCGTCGATGCTCGATGCGGGAATCTTGAGGTTCGCGCCGAACATGCCGATGGCGGCCGCCAGTGCATCGAGCAGAGCCTGCAGCCCGGTGATGTCGCTGATCGGGTGCGGGTGCGCGAGCAGCTCCACCGTCGAATTCGGCGAATAGATGTAGAGCTTGATCAGCCGGTAATCCCACTCGCTCGCCGGATCATCGACGAGCGCCGTCGCGAAGGTGATCTCGACATCGTTGACGGTCGTCGCCTCGCTCCCAAACTCACCCGGCCCCAGCGGCACCGAGCCTTCGGTCGCCGCATCCACATCGGAAGGATCGAGCGCAAACGCTACATGATCGACCAGGCGACGGAACACCCGCACATCCGGGTCCCAAGTATTTTTCCCATGCGGAACGGAGAGCGCGACTCCCGCCGCCACCGCACTCGGCGCCGACGCCGACACTCCCGCGGCTACCGTCGCGATCGGCTCGAGCCCCGACTCGTCGATGTAGATCGTCTCGGTCCGCACGAGCACGGCATTTTGTTCCTCGATGCTCTGCGCGGTGCCCGGTCCGGTCGCGTCGTTCTGGATGAGGAAATCGACCTGGAACGTATTTTCCTCCGAGTCGATCACGAGCTCGAAACGCAACTTGACCTCCTGTGCCCCATTGAGCGCGCGCTCGAATCGCCGCGAGGTGAGCGGCAAGGGCGCGACGGCGACGAGGCTCGATGCCGTCTGCCGCATCGTGGCGACGAGCAAGGCCTGATCGGCGTTCGCCAGCGGGCCGATGAACTCGACCGCAAACACGCGCGGACTGCGCTCCAAAACCGCGAAGCTCGGATTCGATGCGCCACTCGTCACGATCGCATTCAGCGCGCTCGCGATCGTCGCGGCGGTGAGACCGGCACACGACAGCACCGCGGTCCGCGCACCTTCCCACGTCAGATCAAAGGCGCCATCCTCAGGGATGGTCAGACGCTGGACCTCGTTCACTCCCGCGCCACCCGCCCTTTCACTCGCGATCGTCGCCACCGGCGCGTTGGGAAACTCGAACTCGTCGGCGAAGACGATCGGGAGTTGTACGAGCTTCACGAACTGGACGAACGGCGACGCTTGGACTACGCCCACTTCCGCTTCCACCGGCGGCTGCAGGTGCGCGTCGATGATCTCGATCTCGCGTTCGTCGGTCGGATCGGTCCACGCGAAGTAGAGAGTGTGGACCGGAGCGCCCAGCGGATCAGCCGCCTCGATGTCGTTCGCTTCGACGTTGCTCAAGCCCTGTAACGCGGCGAGCACCGCAGCCTTGAAGGTCGCGATCTCCGCCGCCGTGAGTCCCGCGGCGGGATCAGCCGGCTCCGGCCATTCGATCGCGCCGGTCGTCTGATCTTCCACGCGCAGCTTGAACGTCCCGCGCTCCGGCGCGACATCGACACTGCCCGTCGCGGTGATCGCCGAGATCGAGGCGCGCAACGCGTTGAAGGACCACGGTTGCTCGATGTATGGCGCCGTCGAAAGGGATTCGGGCGGGCGCTTCGTGAGCCCCCCGTGAACGAACAACTTGAGCGTGTCGTTCTGGAACCCGAGGATGCGCGTAAGCGCCGCCGCGCTGGTGAGGGAATCCACGAGCACGCCGCGCTGCCGATCCGGATACAGGTGCAATTCGCGCATGTTACTCGACGCGGTTTTCTGCCGGCACCGGCGCGACCGGGCGAGGTGTGCGCAGGGTGATACGGCCCACGTCGACGAGGTAACGCACGGGGAAAGGCCGCACCACAAACGGGAACCTACGCACCGAGCGAGGGTTCAGCGCGGGCGGAGCTTCGAGGATATCGGCGGGCGATGGCGCGGGCATCGTCCTCGCCACGCTGTCAAACCGTCCACGCCTCCACCGTCGCCGAGCCGGAGAGGATTTCTTCGAGCCGACCGGCGTTCAGGTCCGCGATGAGATCAGTGAGTCCTCCCACGTCGCCCGTGAAGTTGTCGCCGACCCCGGTCTGCACTGCACCCACGCCGAGGGCGCCGATGAGACCTGGCAGATCGGCCCCGGGCCGGACGATGTCCGTCCAAATCGGCCACGTCTCGCGCTGCCGAGGCCGCAGTTGCGCGTTGGCTGGATCGCGCGGGTCGCGCAGCAGATAGAGCGTGGCGAGCTCGAACGCGATCCCAGCTTCGGCGATGACGGCCGTCGGCAGAGAGCGCGATACGTAGAGCCGCACTCGCTTCAGCGCCGGCGGCGGAAGATTCGGGACCGTATTGATCACCAGCGGCGTCGCGCTCAGGATCACGTGTGCGCGATACAGTTCGAGCTCCCAATCCGCCGCGCTGCAAAATGCACCGTCCTCGATTCCCCGCCGCGCGCGGTCCTCGATGCGCACGAAGTCTTGCAGCTCGCGCGCGACGAGAAACGGCGGGTCGTCGAGATCGTCGCACCCGTCGCGATCGATCCACGGCGAAGATGGCGCGGCGAGATCCGGATGCACAAATCCCGCGGGCATCTGCCAGCCTCGGGGATCGCCTTCGCGGAGATACGGGATCAGCGCGAGCCCATCGTTCAGCGTGCCGCACGCTACGTCCACCCGCCACGTCGTGTCGGGATTGAACGCCGCACCCGGCCGCTCGGTGAAACGGGCCACGCGTACCTTCCACGGATGCCGCCGCCTCAGCGTTTTGTCTTCGTCGGGAAGGAACCCGGCAAACCGATTGCGCAGCAACTGATCGAGCAGGCCGTTGTGTTGCGCTGCGGTCGGCAGTTCGCCCTGCGCCGGCGCAATGCGCAGATGATCGAGGTTCACGGCTCGGCGTAGGGCAGGGGGCGGAAACCGCCCGCGGCATTGGTATCCGCCGCGAGAAATCCTTGCGGCAAAAACATCTGAGGAAAGACGCGCACCTGCCCGGCTTGCCTCACGATGATGGCCACGAGCTTGTGCCAGGTGAACGGCGCACGAGCGGGCGCCATCGGCACGGCGACGGCCACGACCTTCGCCACGGCAAACGTCGCGCGGTCGAGCTCGTAGCGAAACATGATCAACGCGCGCTCGCCCGCGCCCCGCCGAATCCACGCCGACTCCGCGATTTCGAGCGCGGGGAAATTTCCCGCTTCATCGAGTTCATCGAGCGGGTGGCCGTCGATCTCCGGCATGAGACCGGCGATGTGCGCCGGCGTGAACGTGGCGAACATCTTGCCGTCCACATCATCGAGCGTGATGCGAAACGCGTGCCCCGTCCCGACCGACGTCTTGATGGCGATGCGCGGCACAAAGCCATTCGCGTCCTGATGCCCCTTCAGCATCCCGATTCCCACCGCGCCTTGCTCGGCGAGGCTCACGAGCGCGTTGTGATGCTCGGCGCGAATACGCTGCCCTTTGCGGACGCGGACCGGGATCACGTCAGTGTCGGCGCGTAGAGTTCCTCGCCCCAGCGCCCGAGTTCGTAGTCGATGCGGATCAGCCACACGTTGCCGCGAAAGCTCGCCTTCAGCGCGGTCTTCAGCCACGTCATGCCGTCCGGCGTCTCGATCGCCGAGGCCGCATCGGGCGGCACTTCCGGCGTCGCGATCTTGCTCATGTTGCGCAGCAGCTCCGCGCGAAATTCCTTCAGCCCAAACTCGACCGACAGCGTCGGGTTGTTGTTGCGAAAGTGGGTCGTTCCGAAATATGGGTTGACGATGGTTTTCCCACTCGACGGGTCCTTGATCTTGTAGGCGAAGCCCTTGAACTCGATGCCGCCGTCGTCATCGGTCACGATCTTCCCCTTGTATTTCTCGGCCAGCGCTTCGAATCGCTCGAAGGTTTCGATCGGGTCTTCCACCTTCGCGATATCGTATTCGAGCGTCGGGTTCAGCGCCTTGTCTCCCACGGCGCCCTCGAAGTTGATCGTCAGCGCCCAATCCCCATCGTCCTGCTTCACCGCGTCGCGATCGACCTCGGGCAGTTGCAGCGGCTTCACATCCGGCGACCAGCTTTCGAGCAGTTCGTAGGGCTCGGCCCCGCCATGCTCGATCGGCCCCGGAATGATGAAGACCGGCGAGATACGCACGAGCCCGCTGCGCTCCTTCGTGAATTTCGATTCGACGGTGGCGAACGGGTTCATTGATAGAATCCCTCCAGACCGCGGCCCGTGATCTTGTTCGAACGCCCGAGCAACGCATCGAGGATTTGCCGCTCCACCGACAGGCTTTCGCGCGCGAGGCGATTCGCCTCGATGAGCGGATCGCCTCCGCCGCCGTAGCCGACCGCGCCTCCGATCCGCTGCAGATTCGAGACGTTGAGCTTGCCGCCCGCGCTGGCGTCTTTTTCCAGATCGAGCTCGGTGGCGCCGCCGGCGGGCGGAGTGGTCGGGACTTGGGCCAGCGCCTTGTCCTGCGCATCCTGCGCGCCGGTGATCGCCTTCGTCATGTTATCGGCGAGCATCTCTTCCATCTCCGCCACGTTGATGACCTGCCCTATGTTCCAGCCCGCATCGGTCATCCATTTCACCCGCTGCAGACTGCTCGTGAGCTTGGCGCGCAGCGCGTCGGCGCTCAGCGGCCCTTTGCCTTGCAGCGCGTCGATCATGTTCTTCGGATTCATCGCCGCGGCGACCCCTTCGCCGGTCAGGCGCACGACCTCCATCATCGCCTGGCCGAAGCCCGCCGCGGCTCCCAGCAGACCGCCGACGAGGATATTGACCCCTTTGCCGAGCGCGATGCTGATCATGAGCCCGAGGCTATCGGCGAGTTTTCCGTCGTTGATCAACTGCGCCGTCATCGCGATGAAATCGCCGTAGTCCTGCCCCATCTTCGCCAGATCCATCGCGACAAACCGATCGAGCAGCGGCAACAGCACCGGCGCCACTTTCTCGGCGACGCCGACGAAGAAGCCCTCCACCTTCGTGCCCGCGGTGCCGAGCCGATCGCTCACCGCGTCGAAGAGCGCCGCATTGCGATCGAGAATCGCGGCCTGATTGCCGACCTGCGCCGCCGCCTCGCCGAAGCCTCGGCTCGCAAACATCGCGAGCAGTCCCGCCCCGCTCTTGCCGAAAATCTTCATCGCCGCCGCCGACCGATCCGTGGGCGACTGCAAGGCCGAGATCGCCTTGCCGATCATCTGGAATTGTTCGAGCGGCGACGCGTCCTTCACCGCGGAGAGATCGAGTTGGAGCTGTCCGAGCACGTCATCGGCATCGCCCGAGGCCAGCGCCTTCTGCATCTTGTTCACCGCGCCCGCGACCGAGTCGACATCCTTGCCGGCATTCCGCGCCTCTTGCCCGATCACGACGAGCTCGCCGACCGAGAGGCCGGTCTGCTGGCTGAGGTCGCTGAATTTCCCGCCCGTGTCGAAAGCCTTCATCGTCCCGCGACCCATGGCGAAGAGCCCGCCAGCGCCCAGCAATCCGCCAAGCATGCCGCCGGCCCGGCCCATCATCCCGCCCGAACCAAGCGACACCATCTGTCCGATCGCCGTGCCCATGCGGCGAATGAGATTCGTCACCCCGTTTGCCGCCGCGCGCATTCCCGCCACGATCTTCGACCCCGCGAATGCACCCACGCCGCCGAGGATCGCCATCTTGTTGCTCGCGCCCAAGGTCTGGAGATTCAGGCCCGACATCACCGCATCGACGATCGACAGCCGCCCCGCCAGCGCCGCCTGCGCCGTAGTCGCCAGCGCCGTCTTGGCGATGAGACCTTCGTGCTCGGCCACCGCGGCCTTCACGCCCGGCACCCATCGCGCAAATGTATCGGGCAGAAACTTCACCAGCGGCGCGACGCGCAGCAGCGCGGAGGTGATCCCGCCGATGCTCGTCGTGAGAAACGACGCGGTGTGCGCCGCATTCGTGAGCATCCCCGAAAATCCGCCGCCCGTCGACGTGGCCTGGATGTTCTGCGCCAGCGCCTGATAGCGTCCGTTGAGTTGATCGATCTGGCTCGTCGCCGTGGTCGCATCGGCCTGCACTTCCAGCTTCGTGCCCGCGAATTTCTTTTCGAGGAACAACAGCACGCTCGTGATTCGCGCCGCGACCTTTTGGATCGAGGAATCCTCAGCGTCAAAAATGGCGGTCGCGGAGTTGGCCACGCCTCACCCGCCTGTCAAACGAGCGGAGCGAGCATCAAAAGCCCGCTTCCTTCAGTGCCCGGTTGAGCAGGAATTCCGCGACACGCTCCATCTTCGCCGCCTGTATCCGCTCGGCGCTCGCGACGCGACGGCGATAATCGCTGACGTTCCCCACGTAGCTGACGGCATTCGTCACTTGGAGCCGCAGCCGCGGCCCGATGACGATCTCCCGGCATTCGCCGGGTGCCGCGGTGTGCCGCCGAATCCACGCCGGCAGCACCACGCCGAGTTTGCTCGCCGCCACATTCCATCCTGCCGCGAGGAAACCGACCAACGCTTGCACCCGCTGGAGGTAGGCGAGAAAAACGTGCCGCTCCACATACGCGACATCGATGGCGCGAAGGTCCATCGCGCGCAGACCAGTGGTCACCGCGTGCGCGTTGGAGTTGTTGTCGCCGCCGCCCTGAATCGCGACCACGCGGTCGTCTTTCGTGCGCCGGGCCTGATGCCACTGCGCCATTTCTGTCGGCGATTGCATGATGCGCCGCTCGATCAATCCGAGCGCGGCGGCCCCCTTGTGCCCGAAACTTTCCCGCACCGACTTGCCGCCGTAGGCCTCGGCGAAATCTCCGAGCTTGGGACCGGACACGATCACGAAGAGCCGCCGCAGGTCGCTCGCGATCGCGCCTTCGCCTCGCTTCTTTGCGGTGCTGTCGGCGCGGCCTTTCGCCGGCGGCGTGATGTCCACGATCGTGCGCAGGAAACCCCGGCCCGCCATGCGCACGGCATCGCGTTTGGCCTTGCCCGTGGCCTTCATCAGCTTCGCCAGGTTCCCGCGGATTTTCGAGGTATCGCACTTCATTGCTTTTGCTCGAAGCGCTTCCACAGCGCCTCCACATCGGGGTCCGCGTCAAACGTCGGACTCCACTCGCTCGGCGTGCGCGCATCGAGCATCGCTGCTTCCACCGCGGCGAGCTGCTCGCTAGCGGGCGCCGCGGGAGCATACGTGCGCCAGCCGTGGCGCCGCAGGTGCGCGTGATAGTATTGCTCGGCCCGGGCCACCGGGAGCCACACGAGGATGAAGACTTCGTCCCATCCCGTTTCAGCGGCCAGGCTGGCGACGCGCGCGGCGATGCCACCTGGCTCGATCAGTTTGGGTCCGGGGTCTCTCGCTTCTGCCCCGGCGGCGGCGCGGGCACGATCTGCGCCGCGACCACTTGATCGAGGCCTTCCAGCGACTCCGCGAGCTCCGCTTTTTCCTCGGGCGCGAGCGTCGCGAGGAAAGGTTCGACGTAATTGACCACGAAATCTTCGAACGCCTCCGCCCGGTCCTTCGTCGCCCGCTCGCGGCGAAACTTGCGCACCGCTCGGCTCACGTCCGGCAGCGGCGCCGCCTGCAAAAAGAGATAAGTGTGAATCTCATCCTGCAGCGCGTTCGGATCGAGCGCGGCGCGGCCTTCGTCGCCCCGTGCCAGATTGAGCTCGAGCAGCCCGACTTGTTCGAGCGTCAGATACGACACTGGCCGCAGCTTGTGCCCGCCGATCCCCGCGAGGTGATCGAGGAAAGAGAGGGCCAGTTTTTCTTCGCGGCTTCCGGGTTCCATGATCAGGCGGCGATTGCTTTCGCGTGTCGGTCGGTCTTCTCGACGTGCTTCAGTAGCTCCGTTTTCCTGCTCTCCGGCGCACAGCCCGGCACGAGCGCGACCCACTCGGGGCCAAAGCGGGTGATGCGCCGCGCGGCGGTGAGGGCGATCGGCATCTCGCGCAGCAGCACGACGAGATTGCGAATCCCCGCCTCGATCCACGTGTCCGGCGACTCGATCTTCTCCAACTGCGCCAGCGTGAATTTCGGCGTGTAGCGAAACGCCCGCTCGAACGTCACCCCGCCGCGCATGATCGCCAGCGGGTGCTTCGGATTCTGGCAGAGCCACGTCCCATCGTCCCACACGCGAATCATCGCCGGCGTCTTGAACCGCCCGTCTGCGCTTTCCTGCCGCAGACTCCAGATCGTATTCCACACGAGCCCGCCTTTGATCATCTCGCACGTCGCGTGAAAATATTCCGCCTCCGCTGCCGGGATGCCCAGCGCGAGCAGGCAGGCGACGAGCAGTGTCCGGTCGCTGCGCCGAGGATCGTCTTGGCCGAAGACCTGCACGAGGTCACCGAGCAGACGCGGTCGCTTGCCTTCGCGCAGCACGGCGGTTAGGCCAGATTCGACGCGTTCGGGTAGTGTTTGCCCGAGGCTTCGAAGTCGTCGAAGTTATCGTTGTGCTGCGTGTAGGAATCCTTCGATAGATTCTTCACGCCGCCATCGAGACCGCTGACCGCGATATTGCTCACGCCGACTGCGAGGCCGCTGCTCCCGCCGCCCTTCACGGAAAAGCCGGAGGTCGGGTTGTGCGTCTTCGTTTTCGCAATGGCGCCGTTGGTGCCCTTGCGCTCGCTCACTTCGATCTCGCGATCGATCTTCACTTCGTCGACGTAATCGCCGCCGGTGTAGGCGTCGATGCTGTGTTTGATGGTGGTCGGCATGGTCGGTGGATTACGGGGTCACATCGAAAAGGGTCTGCATCTGGAACGTCGCGTCCTCACCCGCGGCGAGCGTCGCGAAGAGCGCGGTGATGTCCGTCGCCACCGCCGTGCCCCCGGTGTCCCGCAGCGCCCCCTGCTGCGCGAACCACACGAACGGCACTCCCGCGGCGAGCGTGAACGTATTCACCGGCTCGCTCCCGCTGTTCGTTTCGAGCACGAGCGCCCGATCGCACAGCAGCACGAGCAGCTTCAGCGCCGACACATCGAGCGACGTCGTGATCTGCAGGTTGTTCGAGCCGCCGGGAATCAGTTCGTTCAAGTCGAGCTTGCCGCCCGCCTCGATGGAAAATGCACCGGAGACTTGAATCCCGGCTTCGGTGATGGTGACGGTGGCTTGCTTGGTGAACATGATCGGTGGGTTTCGTTCCCGCGCGCTGTCAAACCGGCACCCACACCGCCATGATCCGCAGCACGGTCCGCAGATCGTCGCCGTCCACATCCGACTCGATCGACACCGTGTCGCCGCCCGCCGGTCCGTATTCGATCAGCGTCACTTTTCCTCGCACCGCCAGCGCCGCCTTGATCGCTTCTTTCTTCGCGGCGCGATTCATCCGCGCCGCCGCATCGTTCGCGCCCAGCGAGCCGAGCAGCTTGTTCCACACCGCTTCAAACTGCGCCTGGTGCCCCGCGTTCACTTCCGCCGCCTCCGTCTCCGCATCCAGGCGCGAGCGCAGCTCGATCATCGCCGTGCCTTTGCGGTGCCGCAGATAGTGCGTGAACTCGCCGTGGAACGTGAGCGACGGCCGGTCGGTGATCTCGCCGCTCATCGCCCCGTGAATGTGCGGGATCAGTTCCGTGATCGTGAGGTCGCCCTGGAAGACCGCCGCCAGTTCGTCGGAGAAAAGTTGATCCTTCATGCGCGTTTGCCTTCGATCAGCAGACCGGGATCGCCCTTCGCCTCACGCACCCGCTCGACCACGTAGGTCGTTCCGCCTTCGACGAAGCGCGTCTTGCTCTCGACGATCGTGATGTTGCGGTTCGTCAGTTCCTCCCGCCCGACGCGGATCGTCAGATCCACGGTCGGCAGAATCAGACCCAGCGGCTGATTCGCCGCCGCCCGCGCCGCTCCCCACCGCGCCGCCGGAATGTTCGCGTGGTTGCCGATCGTGATCGTCGTGGGAAACGTCGCCGCGAGCGTCCGATTCGCCCATTCGCGCCGCTGTGCCAGTTGCTCGGCGGAGATCATTGCAGCGAATTCAGGAAGCGAAACAGACTCTCCGGCTCCGCCTCGACTTCCTGTTCCCCCCCGACACGCCACGAATCCCGATAGCGCGGAGCGATGCCGAGGCGCTCCAACAACTCACGCCGCGACTGCTGCAACGCCCGAAAGTTCGCCCGCTTCGCCGCTTCGTCCTCACGCGCCTTTTCGCAGCAAAACGTCAGAAGAAAAAGGCGGCGGTCTTGACCACAGTGGGGGCAGTCGTCGGTGTGATTTGCCATTGCGTCAGACAGGCCTGTCAAAACAAAACGCCACGCCGACTTTCCCGGGTCGGCGTGGCGTGCATGAAGACGGCGAGAGAAACCCGCGCCGCAAGAAATCAGGGACCGCCCTTCAACAAGCCCACACCCGTGGTCGGCGCGAGCGCACTGCGCAGGGCGTTGCCTTGCCGCGCCAGTGAGGCGATGGCGTTGGCGGTATCCATGTTCTGGATCGTGATCAGGAAATAACCCGCGCCCGCCGTGAAGACCGTTCCGCTCGCCGCCATCTCGATCGAGAGCGTGTCTTCCGCCGTGCCGGTATTGGCCGCGGTGATCGCCGAGGCCGCGGTGCGTTTGCCGATCGTGTTCGTGTCGGCCAGCAAGAGCGCCAGCGAGCCACCCGTCAGGTTCGTGGTGCCGATTTCGAGGTTGAACGTCTGCGAAGCGCTCGTGCCGGTGCCCACGATCGTGGTGACGAATTCCCACGACAGCACCTTGAACGCGTGCCCGATCGGCACCGTGGTCGCGAGGTCGATCGCCGAAGTCGAGAGCCCCGTCGCCAGCGAAGTCAGCGGCACGCTCAGCTTATACACCCCGACCGTCGCCGGGATCGTCGTCGCCGCCGTCCCGCCCGAGTTGTCCGTGATCGCCGCCTGACCCGCCCCGCTTGGGCGCTCGACTTTCGCCGCCCCGTAAAACGAGAGCTTGCTCGTGTCTTTGCGGCCATAGGTTGTGCCCGCGCCGGATTGATGGACGTCGGTGAGTTGCGCCTGGGCGGCGACTGCGAATACGCCGAGGGCGATAGAGGAGAGGATACGGATATTCATGGGTTGAAAAAAATCAGCGGCGCTTCATGCGCGGAGAAGCTGGCGCCGGCCCGCCCAGCGACAGGTCTTCATCGCCATCCCCTTCTTCCGCCGACGATCCGCTGTGCGGTTGGTTGTCGCCGGCGGCGGAAGCGGAAGCTTCCTCGGAGGGTGCGGCTGCGGTGGACTTGTCGTGGGTCTCATCCACCACAGCCGCGATTGCGTTATGGTTAGAATTTCGTGTGGCCTTGCGCACCGGCGTGAACACGCCGAACTCGAAGCGGACCAAGTCCGCGGGAGCGGCGTCGATCGCCGCTTGGAGAGCCGCCTTGTCGGTTCCGGTTCCGAGCACCACGGCCTGCGAAGGGTCGCGGTGCGCTGTCCGGTAACCGATGGCGATGCGCAGGTGGGGCATGGCCGTGAATTAGGCCGCGAGCGCTGCGGCGGATTCGACCAGTCGCAGTGCGCCGTAGTCCATACCCTTGCCGGCGGTCTGTTCTTCCGGATTCGTCGGATCGACGATTTCCCGGCCAGCGACCGCGCCGAAAGCGACCACCCCGGTGGCGAACACATCGCCCGTGGGATTGGTGCCCGTGGTGTCTTCCCACAGGTGCCAGGTCACCGGCACCTGCGTATCCGAAGCCGGGACGAGAATCTTCCGGCTCGTCTCGGGAATCCCGAGCTGGCGAGCCATCTCGCTGTTGTCGAGCAAGTGCCGGAAGGCCAGGTGCACCGCCCGCCGCTCGAAAGCCAGGGCGTTCAGCGCCTCGAACTTGAAGACCTTCGTCGTGCCGCTGCCGTCGCCGCTGAGGTTCAGCGCGCCGCCGCCCACCGTGGTCGACACTTTGAACGTGTTCGTGGTGGCTGTGTGGACATAGTAGTCGGTATCCACCGCGAGTCCGGTCGGTAGCGCACCGCCGGAGTTCGTGAACCGAACGCGCGTGCCGTTCGTCAGGCCGTGCGCCGCGAGCGTCAGGGTGTCGTCGTCAGCCTCGCCCACTACCGTGCCCACTTCCACCGTCCCGCTCGGCATGTTGGGGAACTCCCGCACCTGCGAGTAGCCGGCGATGTTCACCAGCGTCAGGTAAGGATCGTCTCCCGTCCGCTGGCCGAAGTAGTCGCCACTCGTCACGACCGGGTCTTCCGCCAGTTCGAGCATCCAGTCCGTGTCGCCGAGGATGAATCGCGGCGTCAGCGTCCCGAGCTTGTTCTGCGCGGCGCGGGCCTTGTTGAGTTGGCTGAACTCGTTCCCCTCTTTCGTTACCACCAGTTCCTGCGAGAAGCAGCGCTGGTTGAACTTCGTCGTCGCGACTTTGTTCAGCACGTAGCGACCCAAGGCAATCGTACCCTGATTCATCGTCTCCAAAAACGCGGCGGTGAGCATGTAGCGGATGGCGTCCGTGGTCGGCAGTTTGATCGTCACCTTCGCCGCCTGGTCGATTCGCACCTTCGCATCCGTCAGCAGGTCTTTCGGGTTTTGCGAATTGCTGCCCAGCCCGGTCCCCGGCGTGTATGCCTCGGCCACCGGCGCCGCGATCAGGTGCGAAATCACTTCCTGCCCGAACTTCACCGGCGGCGCAAACTCACTGCCCTGCACACCGAAGTCCGTCGAGAAGTAGCCCAGCTCCGGCACCTTCGTCAGCAGCGGCGCGATGATCTTCCCGGTCAGGATGTCCGTGATCAGCGTCGGCGTGCCCAGCCGGCACTCGTTGAGTGCGATATGCATCGGCACGAGCAGGCAGGCGAAGACGATGCACTCGACAATCGCGAGCGGCACGGACTTGGCGACCGCCGTGAATGCCACGAGGCACATGGCGAGGAAGGCGAGGGCGAGCTTGATCGTTTTCATTTGGCGAGTTTGGAAGTTCGGTATGGGTGGTGATTTGGATCAGCGTGCTGTCAAAGCGGGCGCTTACTTTGCGATCTGGCCGCTGGTCACGGCCTTCTCGAACGCCGCGAAAACTTCGGCGTGATTGCCCGCCTCCTTCGCAGTCTTCAGCTTCGCCTCCCACTGCGCGTAGGTGAGCTTCTCCGCGGTGTTTTCCGGCACATCTTGCGGGACGGCGTTCGGATCGATGCCCTTCACCGCGCAGAGTTTTTCGAGGCGAACCTTATGGCCGTTGGCGGTGTCGAGCAGCGCCTTGAAGTCGTCACGCTCCTTCGTGAGGCCGGTGACTTTCGTCTGCTCCGATTTCAGGTCGTCGCCGGATTTCTTGGCCGTGATCGTCAGTTCGTCGAACTGCGCCTTCACGTCATCGCGTTCTTTCGTGAGGTCGGTGACCTTTTTCTTTTCGCCGGTCAGGTCGCCGGTCAGCTTGTCGACCGCCGATTTCACATCGGCTTCGGTGCTGTCTTCGGTGATCTTCAGGCCGGTGGCAGTGGCAAGAAGGGCGGCTATGGATGCGGTTAGAATTTTCATGGTTAAAAGATTTTTTGGTGGGTTCCGAAACTTCGACGTGTCAAAGCGCGCTGCCGCCTCCACCGGCTCGGTGACTTCGTCGACGAAGCCCATTTCCTTCGCCTCCCGCGCCGAGAACCACGTCTCCTGATCCATCAAGTCCGCGATCTTTTCCGGGGCGAGACCGGTCTTGCGCACGTAGGCGGTAACGAGGCTCGCCTTCATTTTGTCGAGCACGTCAGCTACTTCGCGCATGTCCTCCGCATCACCCGCTACGAGACCGTTCGGGTTGTGAATCATCACGAACGCATTCTCCGCGATCCGCACCGGGGCTCCGACCGTGGCGATGACGCTGGCCATGCTCGCCGCGATCCCATCGATGATGACGGTGACCCCCGCCTTGTGCTCTCGCAGGCGATTGTAGATCGCGAGGCCATCGGTGATCGCGCCGCCCGGTGAGTTGATGCGAAGGACGATGCGGCGATTCCCGACCGCCTTGAACTCATCGAGGAAATCGCGGGCGGTGATCCCCCACAGCCCAATTTCGTCGTAGATCGAAATCTCGGCTTCGGTGTCGCTCTTGGCGGTGATGGAAAACCAGCGCTTCATTTGAGCGGCCCGCCTGTCAAAGCGGGACATACCACTGGTGGTATGTTACTCCTTCTTCTTCGGCGGCGGTGGTTGCTGCGGCGGATCGACCTTTTCTTCCTCATCGGGAACGACCGTCGTGCCGGTCGGTGGGCGGAAGATTTCGCCGATCGGGATTTCATCTTCTTTGAGTTCCGCGGCGATCTCCTGATTCCGGCGGCGTCTGCGATAGGCGTCGTGGATGATCTGATCCTCGAATTCCTCGTGATCTTCGCCGTAGAGCATCCCAACGTAGAGACCGCTCGGCATCTTGCCGGTCCCGATCCGTTCGTCGTAGAGCCTGCCTTCGCGGCCAGGGTCAACTGTGAGGTCGCGCGGACGCACCACGAGATAATCCCACCAATCGTCCGGGATGCCCCCACGCACGTCGGCGAGATTGCCCGCGGCGATATTCTGCCACAGCCAAAACGGCCACCACTCTTCGAGCAGTTGCATGATGATCTGGAAATCCCGCACCGTGTTCAGAACCCGTTGCACCTTCATTTGCGCCATGCGGACAAGGGTGCCCTGCGTGAGCCCGGCGAGAGCGAAGATGTATTCCGGGGGATACTTCGTGCAGTAGGCCACATCGGTCAGCAGTTCCTTGATCCAGCTAGAGCTCTCCGCGCGCTGCACGCTCTCGATGATCTTCACCTTTCGCCCGTGCGGCATGTCCACCAGATCCACGTCGGTGCCATCCTGCGTCTGGATGCGTTGCACGAGAAGCGTCGATCCATCCTCTTGCTTGATCCGCTGAACTTCCTTCGCGGAGGGATGAAGCGAAGGCGCATCGTCGTCGCCCTCCATGCGCTCAATGGAGTAGGCGATGCGCGTGCGCAGCAACACGCCACTGGACTCCGCCCGCTCGATGTCGTCGATCCGAAAGAGCTTCCGGGCCACCGCTGCGAGCAGCGGCAATCCGCGCTTTTGACCGATCAAAAACGGATCGTGAAAGTGTATGCAATCACTCGCATCGAGGTCTTTGAACTGGCGATGGTCTTTGCTCGTGACGAAGCGATATTTCAGCGCCCGCCCGAGGGCGTTGCGCATAATGCCCTCCTGCCACTTGTCCTGCTCCATCTGCGTGTCGGCGTTACGGCACTGCCAGCTCGGCATGAAGTGAAGCTGTGGCACGCTGGCTACTTCACCGCGGCGGAGCTTTGCGCCGAAACACTCGCCCCGCAGATTGATCTCCCGCCGCATGAGATACTGCGCCGAGTAGAAGTTATCCTGCCCGTTCGCGGAGAAGCTACGATGGAATCCGCACTGTTGATTCCACAACTTCTTCACCTTCGCGTTGAAGGCGGGAGAAGTCGTGGCGGGCTTGGGCCAGAGACCCGTATCCACTTCATCGAGCGCCAAGCCGTCGACCACGAGCCGCACCGCTCCGACATTGTTGTAGAGCCAGTTGATTTTCCCCTGCATCTGCTCACGCGTCCACTCGCAGACCTGCTCGGCGGGATCGAGGTCGGGGAACCAAAACAGCCCCTTGTAGCCAAGCTGCTTGGCCGCATCGAAAGCCCAGCCCCAATTTCGAGCGGCGAGAGCAGGGGAGGCGACGCGAGGGACCGACTCTGCCGTCGCGCCGAGGAAGGGTGCGAAGCTCATACGATGAGCACCGAGCCGAAGCGGTTGCCCGGCACGGGTTCCTCCGCCGCGAGGGTGTAGGGGTTCACATAGTCCTCATCGAGCTCCGCGCGAACGGCGTAGATCGCCCGCAGCTTGTGCTGCTGCGGAAAGTTCCGAAAGCCCGACACGTTGCCGCCTTCGAGCGTCGCGCTCGTGGCGAGGATCGCATCCAGCGCCACCCGCGCCTTCTGCCGTTCCGCTTCCCACACCGCCGGCGGATCGCCCTCGCCCAGCGAATCCTTCGTCGGGAACATCGTTCGATAATCGACGAGCGCGTCGAGATACGCAGATTCAGGCATCGTCGGCGCGGCTTAGTTGTACCAGGTGGTGAGCTGCGCAACCCTTCCATCCCTCTCAAACCAAGGCCGGTTGTGAAGGTGCCGCTCAACGTATTCCTGATACGTCATCGTGATCACCGGATCGCCTTCCCGATACTCCTCACCCTCGCACCAGTCGCAGGTTTCACTCGGGTCAATTCGACCCCACTCCCGCCCTTCGTTTTCCGCCGTCAGCAGCTCGTCGCTGAATGGGCGCGGCTTTAACCCGCGGCCATAAGTGCGATTGAGCGCATCCAAATTGGGCGCCACAAACACTTCACTCTCTTCGCCCATCCAGAAAAACTGATATTCCGGCTCAGTGCGCCGCGGCAGGAAATACGAACAGACAGCGGCAAGCAGGGCGGCGAGGAAAGTGCGCAGGTTCATCCCCGCGCCTCATGTCAAAGTGCGAGCAGTTACGCGGCGCTACTTCTTCCGCCCTCGAAGCTCATCGGCCATCTCTTGAATCTGTCCAAGCTGTGACTCGTGAACACAGCAAATATAGTTTTTCGATTCATCCGCGAGTTCCAAGCCTGCATCGAGAGTGGAAGACATCGGTACTACATCGTCCCATCCGTCGCCGTGGCGATTTTCAACGACCGCGAAACACGCCACAGGAACCGCCACCGCTTTTTCTTTTGGCTGACCTTCGTCGTAGTCGTCGTAGACAACATACCAGCCGTTTGCCGGAGTGATGCTTTTAATTTTGAGGGTGGCAGCCATGTCTATTTCTTGCTGATCGGACGGCTCGCTGTCAATCGCTGCCATCGGCTTCTCCATCCTCATCCGCGTTCTCCGACCCCGTCAGCATCGCGCGAGTGAGGAACTCAAAGCCACGCGTGGCGTATTTTACGCAGTCGCACCAATGGTCCGGATCGGAGACCTCATCCGGCCAATACCTTTTCCCGTTGGAGTCCTCCTTTTGCTCCCACGCCGTCATTTCGTCCATGAAGTCGGTGTCTTCCTCCACGTCGATGGGGAACCACAGTCGCTTCCGCTTTTTCTTGATCCGATCGATGACTAGAGCCGACTTCGCCCGCTGGTCGTTAAACTCGAGCCGCTTCAGCTTATACATCGGAATCGCCGTGTAGTTCCACAGGCGCACCGATTTTCCGACCGCACCGCCAGCACCGATCACGGGAATCAGGCGCCGCTTGGTCGGGATACACGCCCGCAAAACGTCTTCCGTTTTGTGCCGCGAATCGACGAATCCTCGCAGCACACGATGCCGGCTGTTGTCGCCCGAAAATGCCCACGACTTGGTATTCATCATCGCCGCGAGGCTGAACACATCGAACTCGTTCCCCCAATCGATCACCGCGAGATCGACGAGGTTCGGGTGCGCGGCGAGCACCGCCCACCGCGCGTAATTGCCGCCGATATCACCGCCGAGCAGCAGTGTCGCCACTCCGCGCTCCATGTGCGGCAGCCAAGGCAGCGATCCTCTGCGGTAGGGCGGGCAATAGCTCTCGATGATGGGGATTTTGATGCCCCGGCCGGCCGCTTCCGCCACCACTCGCTCCGCGCTCGAGCGATCGGTAAAAACGTGCCGCACGGGCTTCGCCTCGCTGTCGGTGGTATCGACGAACCAAAGATGCCGCCCCGCCATGTTGGCGACGATGTCGCTGTGCTCGGTTTTGTTCGCTTCCTCGCTCCACACTTTACCCAAATATTGGTTGTAAAATGTCTTCATGCCCTCGCCGCCCTGCCGCTTGTATTTCAGCCACAGCAGCACGAGCTGGCCCCACTTCACCGATTCGTCTTCGCTGTAGAGATCGTTGAAGTGCTGCGACACGATGCCGGGCGTCCCATCGAAAACCATCGGGCGCCACTCACCTCGGTCGATCATCCAGCGTTTGTGATCCGCCTCGTAAATCCGCCCCTTCGCCTCCCCCGCCACGCACGCTGCGTTCGCGCATTCGTAGTAGGTGTCGTTCAGGATCGAGAGTTTGTCCCACTTGCCGAGCGCGTCGCGACAATGGTCGAAAACGATCCGGCCCGTCCGCATTTTGCGCGTCTCGCCGAGGGGCAGGGGACGCGGCATCCGCGCCACCACGGCGCCGGTCACCTCGTCTTTGATCTCGTCCATTTCCTCGCTGAACGGCACGTCGCGTTCCTCCGCAAAAAACGTCAGCGGCTGCATCGTCTTGCAGTGCGGGCAGGGGACGAAGAATTCCTCCTGGTTCCCCGCCATGAACGCCACGTTGATCGGCCCGCCCTTCAGCTTGGGTTTCGACAGGTTGATCTGCAGCCCCGCCTTCGCCGTCTTTTTGCGCGAGGCCAGATTCTCCGCCGTGTTTTTCCCGCCGTGTTCTTCGAGCTCGTCGGAGATCAGCAGCGGTGCCTGCACCTGCGTGAAAGCGCTCTCGCTGAACGAACCCACGAACGACAACTCCATTCCGCGCAATGTGAATTGCAGCTTCGTCAGGTCGTCGGGATCGCCCGTGAAAATCGACGCGTCGAGATGCTGCAGCGACCGCAGCAGGCGCCGCGCGATCTTCTTCGCCTGCTTCTCCGAATCCAACGCGTAGATTGTGTTGCATGGCCGAAACGACGCCCGCCAGCGAATGATGTTCAGGCACGCTTCCGAGAAGCCGCTCTGGCTGGACTTTTGCACGCTGACCTCGTTGACCGAGACGCATTGCCACTGCGCCAGCTTGTAATTCCACATCCACATGCTGGGTGCTCGCGCGAGCTCCTGCAGCCGCAGCGTCCACGGGGTCTTCTCCGGCCGGTATTCTCCCGGCTCCGCGGCGTCCTCGTTCTCGATCATCACCTTCTCCGCCGCCCATTCCCAAATCTCGCAGTCCGGCGGTGGCGTGAACGCCCGCACCACAGCACCGGCGAAGTGCGACCGGCGCCAATCGACCGCCAGCTGGGCCGGGCCGTTACGAGGCTCGCAACTCACTAAGGAGGTCATCGTCCGCAGTTTTCGTGTTCAGTTTCGCCAGGATTCTGTCTTCGCCGGCCCGCGCTCCTCTCACCGCCGCCGCCACTTCGATCCTCTGCTCCGCCGAAAGCGAAGGGCACCGTTCCAAGACGCGCCGTTCCATCGAGTCTCGAAACTGCCGCAAAAGTTCCGCCACCCGTGCTTCATCCGACGCGACTTCTTCCGCGAGGCGGTAGAGCCCGCGTTTCTTCATCCGCTCGGTGATCCGCGTCTCCATTTTGTCGATCGTCTCGCAGAGCTTCATGTATTTGCCCTCGCGCACCGTCGTGTCTTCGCCGCGCGCCAGCGCCTTGTTCAGCTCGGAGAATTTCGCCGCCTGCAGCTGCTTGATCTCCCGCAGTCGATCGCCTTCCTCGGGGTCGAAATCTTCGAGCCGAATGATTCGCGAAGGATCGACCGCCGGGCTCGCCGCCGTCGGCACCATCGCCGGCGTTGACGCGGGGATCTGCGACGCGCCCGCGAGATCCAGCATCGTCGGTGCCGACGCGGGGGCCCTCGCGCCAGCTTCGGCGATGGCCTTCGCCTCATCCACCGCCGCCTGTTCGATCTCCGGTGGGCAGCGGTGTGTCATGCACCGCACCCACCACGCCTGGAGCTTCACCGGGTCGCGGATCGGGCAGGGGTCTTTCTTCGCGTCGCCCACGCGCAGCCAGCGATACATCGTACTCCACGCGCCTTCCTTCCCCTTGTATTTCAGCGCCAGAGCCTTCGCTTCCTGCATCGAGAGCCCGTCCTTCTTCTCCGGCCCGCCGCTCAACACGAGGCCTTCCGCGTCGGGAGTGGCGTGGTCGGCTCGAGCCGCCTCCGCGCTCGGCGGCGTGGGCGCGTCCGCGAAGCCCGGGTGCGCTCGCCGGATTTCATCCCACTGCGCCGCCGTCAGATCCTCCCCGTTGCAATACATGTCGAGCAACGCGAGCGCGCGGGTCTGATCCGCCAGCGCCGGCGTCATCGCGGCCAGCTTCATTTCCTGCCGCATCGAGGCCGTCAGCTTTTTCTTGTCGCCCACATCCACGACCGCATTGCGCGTGTCCGCATCGACCACCTTCGCCGCGAGATCGGGAGGAATGCCGGGCATCAGTCAGCGAGTTCATCGATCCACGCCGCGTGGAACGCGTACGTGTCCTCGTCGTTCGTGATCACGATCTGTTCGAGGTTGTCCGAGCTGCGCAGATTCGCGCTGCCCTCGATCACGTAGCGGTCGCCGCGCCGAGTCGGCAGGCAGATCACCTTCGCGTGATTCCGCGTCACCACGAGCCGCGCGCAGCGGCGCAGCCGTTCCTCCACCGCGCGAAACACCGTCGCCTTGTCGACTTGGGAAAAGTAGTGGCTCACCACGAGCGTCAGCCGCCACACGATCTCGCGCTCGACCAGTCGCGCGAGCACGTCGGCGTTGGCGATGCTGCAGCCCAGCGTCGCGATCCGCAGGTGCCCGCACCCGCCGCCCGCGGCGATGACGGCCGGAATGAGATCGCACATCACGAAGTCACCGCGCAACAGGCAGTGCGTCCGGTCGCCCGGTGCGATCGGCAAATGCTCGATGATCGGCAACGCGTTCTCCGGCCGGATCAGCGCCTTGATCCCGCGCCGCTTCGCCTTGTCCTCCGCCTTCGCTCGATGCACATGCACCCGGTTCGCACCGAGGGCGAATTCCGGCGCCGCCCGCGGACGATCGAGCATCGCCACCGCCGTCTCCAGGTCGGTATCGAGTTTCAGCCCCGCGAGTTCAGGCGGCGTTCGCATCGGGCAACTTCTCGATCGGCAGGCCGGCTTCCTTGGCCCGCTCTAAAATCACCGCACAGTAACGCGGTGTGAGTTCCGTGATCGCGCATCGGCGCCCGGTTTGTTCCGCGGCCATCAGCGTGGTGCCGCTGCCGCCGCAGAGATCGATCACCGTTTCTCCCGCCCGCGACGAATTCCACAAATGCCGCGCCACCAACCGCAACGGCTTCACCGTGGGATGCAGTTCGTTTAGCGACGGCTTCGGCTCGCGTACGACCGTCGTATCGAAGGCGTCGCGCAAGCTCTTCACCAGTTCGAGCAGCTGCGCTTTCGGCAGTTCATCGAGCGGCCCGGTCAGATCGGCCACGCTCGCCTGGCAATAGCCGCCCTGCCAGTAGTGCCCGGCGCCCGGCTTCCAGCCATAGAGGATCGGCTCGTGCTGCCACTGATAGTCCGACCGCGACAACGTGAACTGGCTCTTCGCCCAAATCAGCGTTTGCGATTGGAACCACCCCGCTTCCTCGAACGCTCGCCGCACCGACAATCCCTCCGAGTCCGCGTGCGCGACATAGATTGCCCCGCCCGGCTTCGTCACCGACAGCGCCATCGAGAACATTTCGCGCAGCAGGTCGAAATACGCTTCCGGGTCCATGTCGTCGTTCGGCATGTCGCCGGCGCCGCCTTCGTACGCGACGTTGTATGGCGGATCGGTCCACACCATGTCAGCCTGCCCGCCGTCGAGCAGCCGCCGCCAACAGCCGGGGCCGCGAGAATCTCCACATAGCAGGCGATGCCGCCCGATCGCGAACAACTCACCGGGCCGAACGCGCCACCGCTGGTCGAGTTCCTCCGCCTTCGTCGCCAGTTCCACCGCCCGCTCGGTGTCATCGATCACCACGGGCGCTCCCGCGAGCGTCGCGATTTCCTTATCCGTGAGACCGGCGAGACCCGCGTGAATTCCCGCCGACGTAAGTTCGCTCGCGAGCGTCGCCAGCAACTCTTCTTCCCAATCGCCGAGCAGTTGGTTCGCGGCGATGAGACGAGCCAGGTGCGTTTCTTCATCGTAGTCGACGACCGAAACGTCAGCGGCCGTGTAGCCGTTGTGGGTCAGAACCTTGTGGCGAAAGTGCCCCGAGACGAGCATTCCGTTCCGCTCGTTCCACACCATCGGATCGAAATAATCGGCCAGCAGGCTTTTTTCGAGCGCCTGCCACTTCGCCGTCCCCGGCTCCGCGTGCAGCCGCGGGTTGCGGGGATGCGGCTTCAGGTCGGCGAGCGCCTTCCGTTCAATTCTGAGAGCAGCGATCTTGTCGGGCAGAGCATCCATTTTCCCCCGCGCCCACTGTCAAACTGTCAGAAAAAAACCGCCCCACTGCCGCAAATCCCCCCGTCGGGACAAGGCAACCGACAGGGGCGGGGGTGTTTCTAAAAGATTCCTTATCCCCCCTTCCATTTTCGCTGTTGGAATGTCGCTTTCTGACAATCTCTGACAGCGGTTGCTGTCACTGTTAAGCCTCTCCCTCAGTGAACCTTAAATCCCTCAATGACGCAATGACACCAGTCTTCTCATAAGCAGTAGCAATATTTCAGGACCGATCGCAGCTCCACCAATCGCGCAGCCCAAAACCCGCAAGCCCACGTCACCGCGTCACGATCATCGCAAGCCCTTCATCCGCTGCATGATGGCAGTGACACATCCGCACGTCACCCAAGCACCCCACCGCGTCACGCCTTTCGCTGCGCTGGCCGCGCCAGCAGCCCGCTCGCTCTACCTCGGCGGCAAGATCAGCCAGCCCCGCTTGTTCCCCGTGCGCCCATCCGCGACCCGATCCTTCCGGTCCTCGGCCAGTCGCCCCATCATCCGCCCGCAATCGTTCTTCGCGAAAAGCCGCCTCGCCTGCTTGCCCAGCGTGCACGGGAAGTCGTTCACCTCATCCGACAGCAAGCTCTCCAGCTCACTCGACGACCCACGCCACGCCTCCCCGATCTTCTTATGATCACTCTTCAGATCCCACAGCTTCGTCTCCATCTTCCCAAAGCACGCCTCGTCGATCATCTGCAAAAGCTCCGCCTCCGGCCTGTCCTCGAATAGCGCCTGCGCCAGCGACGGATGCTGAAACGATCGGCACCCGAACCGCGTCGCATCACCTCCGTTCTCATCTTTGAGTAGCTCTGCCGGAATCTCGAAATCGTTCAGCAGCCAATGCACATACGCTGGCAGCTGCGCCGTCACCGCCGCGTTGAACCGCTCCTTATCTTCATCGGTGCGCGTCGGCATCGGCAATGGAGCTTGGCGCACGAGTAGCATGATCACTTTGTCTCGGAAGTCCGATGTCAAAGGCGGAAACGACCGCAGGTTGTCCGGATGATTATTCATCGACAGCGTCAGCACCCAAAACGGCCGCACCGTCACCGGGTCCGTCCGCATCAGCCGCGCCCGCATCCCCTCGTTCGCCAGCACCGTCTTGATCTTCTCCTTGAACGCCAGCCGGTCCGTCATCTTCTGCGACACCTGGTCGAGCTCGCCCATCATCAGGTGCGGCGCCTTCACCATGTCGTTGTTGAAATTGTCCTCACCCGCCAGCCACGTTTTCGGATCGGCGGAAGCGCCACCCAGCAGCCGATTCGTGATCATTTCCTGCAGGCGCGATTTCCCCGTCCCCGTCGCCCCCGCCAGCACCAACAAAGGCCGCTGCGTCCAGCTCCCCGGTTTCCCATACAGCATCGATCGCATGATCGTCTGATGGAACGCGTGAAAATAAAGCACCTGATCTTGCACCGGATTCCGCGCCCGCAAATCCCCGCGCAACGCCGCCCGCGCCGCCTCGATCTCCTCATCGCTCGCCCCATCGTTATCCGAAGGCACAGCGACCACTTCATCACGCGTCAGGTCGAGCCGCCCTTCGATCAGCTCCTTCACCAGCGACCAATCGCCCGCCACTGGCTGCACCGGCTGCAGCGACCGCGCCACGATGAAACGCTCCCCGCCGGGCAAATGATGCACGCCCGCCGGATACCCCGACAACCCCGAGATCACCCCTTCCACGCGCCGATTCTTTCGCACGTGCACGAGCAGCCGTGCCGCCTCCGACATGAACTCTTCGTCCCGCTTCCGCCGCGCCACCTTCGCGCTCGAATCCATGCACAGATCGAGCAGCGCCTCTTTCGGCCACTTCGCCCATCCGTTCGCGTCACTCACCCAAAAGCTGTCCCCACCTTGCACTTCCCAATAAATGCCGAGCTCCTCCGCGATCCGCGCTGCATCGAATCTCTCCGGCTTCGCCGCTCCGCCTGGCTCGAACGTCGCCGCCTCACCCTTCTTCTTTTTCGTCGCCCGCCCGCGGCGCGATTTCTTCTCGCCACCATCGACGTCATTCGCGCCCGCCGCGTCACTCGCCGGCGTGAATTGGACCACCTTGTCTTCCGGTGGCTGTGAGTCTGGAGGGAGTTGATCGTCGCTCATCGCTGCTCGCTCAAAGGAACCGCCGCCGCCTTCACGTCGCATCGGCCACGACGCGAACCGAGAGGCTCGTGAATAGCCGCGATCCAGCCGCGGCGGTTCGTTGGAAGGAGCCGCGTGCGCGGCTGTCGGTTATTCATGATGGTCGTTGTTTTTTCTCCGCGATGCGAACGCGGTTGCCACACCCGCCGTGTCAAAATCAGTTCCACGAAAACGCAGTGAAATAGCCGACGTTCGTCCGGTCATCGAACATCCCCACGACCATGATTCTGGCCGCGATGCCCCACTTCAAGATGCGCGGATTCCAAGTGCGCAGCCGCATCAAAAATCGAAGTCGAAAAACGCCGCCCGCAGTTCCTCATCGAGCCACGCCGCTTCATCCACGAGCGCCAGGTCGTTCAGGTCTTTCACTTTCGTCCCGTCCTTCTTTTTCAGCCCGTGCAGCGAAAACGTCTCCACCGCCGCACCCGCGTTCGTCAGCTGCTCCGTCCACCGCGCCGCCGCCTCGCGCCCCGGGTAAATCGGCGCCGCCTCCGGCTTCCCCTTCCGCGCCTTCGGCTCGTCTTCATCCATCATGATCCGCACCCGCTTGCGCTCGAAAAACGGCAGCGCCTCCTCGCAGATCGCGCACGATGCCCCGAGGATCGCCACCACGGCCACCGCGTGCAGCCGATGGAATTGCGCGAGGAAATGATACGCCGCCAGCATATCCGCGCCGCCCTCCACCAGCAGCACCCCCGCGCGCTCCCCGATCTCGCTCGCCCCGATCGGCCACGTCCCCGAGCCGATCGTCCAACTCTTGAATTCCCCGCCACTTCGTCTCACGAAAGGCTTCCCGTCGAATCGCCGCGGCTGCGCTACCCACCGCTCGCTGTCCGTCACGACCCAGCACAGCGCCGAGTCCTTCGGCGTGTGCCAGTGCCCGTTCCCGCAGCAGTCCTTCCGGTCCCGCCGGCATTCCCACCCGTGCACCGCGCACCCTTCGAATTGCGGCCACGCGCACACCCCCACGCGCTTGTCGAGCGCCGCCGCCGCCACGCCATCCCGACTCAATTTCCGCAACGCCGCCAGCGTCGTCACTTCCGCATCCGTCAGTGCCCGCATCCGCGGCAGCGCGGGTTTCACCTTGTTCTCGCGCGTCACTACCGACACTCGCGGCACTGGTGCCGCCTGTTTCTTTTGTGCGTAAGAAAACGAAGGCGAAAATGACGCCAGTGACGCCAGCGCGTGCAAAGCATCCACAAACCCCACGCCGTGCCGCTCGCGCCAATACTTGATCACATCCCCATTCCACCCACACCCAAAGCAATGGGCGTGATCCTGACTGGCGTCAGGATAGGTGTAGATCGTGAACGACTGCGACCGCTCTTCGTGAAAAGGGCAGTGCGCCACGTGCAACGCCCCCGCCCGCCGGCACTCCACGCCCTGCCCGGCGAGAAACTCCAACATCGGCAGCCGCCGCTTCAGTTCGTTCGGATCGATCCGCCCGGTCATGATAAGCCTGGCTTCGGAATTCTCTCGCCACCGGAATCACAAATCGTGGCCGCTGCGCGGCACGCCGCCGCGAGAACCGCTTCGCGGGCCTTCTCGCGGTCGTGTTTTCCCACTTCGATGAAACCGTGCACGATCCAGTTCTGGATCGCCGCGGTGCCCATCACGATCACGCTCGCAACGCATCGCTCCCCTTCGTAGACCCGATGGATGATGGAGATCGAGTTTCCCTGCGCCGCTTGCGCGGCCAGCAGGTCACCCGTCATCGTGGCGACCACCGCCGCAGGCAGTTCCTGCGGAGCCACGCCTTCCGTCTCGATATTCACCTCTTTCATGGCAGCGCCAGCAGCCCGCTCACATCGGCCTTCTGCCCCCACGCCGCCGCCACGATGGCTCGAGCCAGGCGCCGCGGCACCGCGTTCCCGATCTGCGCGACCGCCTCGCTTTGATTACCCGAAAATCGGTAGTCGCGCCGAAAACCCTGCGCCAGCGCCAGCTCCGGCGCCTTCAGCATCCGAAACCCGATATCGAGCATGTATCGGTCCGGCCCGATCTCGACGATCATCGGCTTGCACAGCGCAAACCGATCGCGCGCCGTCACCGTATCGAGCGGCTTGTGAATGCTCGCGCCCTTCCCGGTGCCGTAATACTTCACGAGGAAAGGCTCCACGAGCGCGATGGCACCATCGGTGGCCACCGTCGGGCACGGCTGCGAAACCGGCCGCATCACCCCGCCGCCTCCCTGCGGCAGCAGGCAAGGTTGCGCGAGACCGATCGCACCGCCGTTCGCCGTGGTGACGACTGGCATCGGGCGATCAATCGAACGCACCGAACCTTTGTGCTCCATGCAGATCAGGAACGGTTGCGCGAGCGCGGTGTGGGTGCCCTTCGCGGTCACCGCCGGCACCGGCCCTTCCACACTCAGCGCGGTCGCTCGCAGGTGCGAATCGCTCGTGCCCTGCAACTGCGCCATGAACGGCGCGAAGCCGAAGCGTTGGAGGCCTTCCCAAATGCGGCGCATCGTTTTCGGCGATAACGGCCGCGCCCGATTGTAGATGCTCGGCGTGGCGAGTGACCAGTCGATGATCTCGCGCGCCGGCACCCACGGCAGGCGCCCTTCGCCGTGCGTCGGAGTCGGCCAGACAATCCGTCGCCGACCGCGCACCGCCTGGATGAAGAGCCGACTCCTGGACGTCGGATCGCCGTAGTCCGCGGCGCAAAGGATCGTGTGATCGACCTTGTAGCCGAGCGATGCCATGCCGGTGCAGATCGCCTTGAATGTCTCGCCCCGCCGGCGCGGGTCGTGCCGCCACACGCGTTTGATTCTGCCATCCGGCATCCGCTTCCGCACGCGCAGCCGCGGCCCGTAGTTGCGGAATTGCGGCACGTTCTCCATCAGCACCACGTCCGGCGAGAGCGCGTCCATGTATTTCAACATGCACCACGCCGTCGCCCGGCTCTGATCATTGATCTCCGCATCGCCGCGCGCCGGCGAGTGGTTTGTGCATTCCGGCGACGCCCACAAAAGGTCGAGCTCGCCGCGCTGGTAGAGATCCCGCGGGTTGATCGAATCGACCCCAGTGCACAGCGGCCTCGGCTGCTCCGGATGGTTCAGCATCCACGTCTCGCACGCCCGGTCCCAATGGTTGACGCCAATGACGCGCGGTGCATATCCCATCCACTCCGCCGCCTCCATCGCCCCCGCGCTCGTGCCCCCGCCACCGCAGAACAGATCGAGCATCCGCAACCAGCGCCGTGCTTCCACAGAGCCCCCGACCGCCGCGCGCTGATCGGTGAGAAGATCGAGGTTCTTCATCGCTCGTCAGTCCCCTGCAGCCACGTCGCCGGACATACCGCCGGTGGTATGTCGATCGATCATCGCCGCCCTCGGCGCGTCGCACCGGCGTTTCACGTCGGGAGTGGCGCTGGTGGACGTCACAATAGGTTCGCCTGTGGTGAAGGTTCGCCGTTGTCCCACTCCCAAAACTGCTGCGCACCGCGTGCCGGGATCGGTTCACGGAGGCGAACCACGTTGCTGAGTTTCCATGCAAACCGCCCATCGCCGTAGTTGCCAAGCGCCCGTTCCATTGGGGTGATTCCACCGCGGGCATGCTCGGTTCGCCAACATGCCGTCAATTCGCAGGTCGCGACCACGCATCCGAAGCGCAGATCATCCATGCACCGAATGCCCAGCTTCCAGAATTCTTCGGAAACAATGATTTCATCGAGCGTCGTGGGCCGAAAAACCCACTCGCAATGGGCGCGAGTTTTCGCCGCGTGAATTGCCAGCGGCCCTCGATAACTTGTTGGCCAGCCTCTCGTCTCGATTTGCTTCGTACCGATCGCAATGGCTGTAGCCCACGGCTCCCACAGGCTGATCGCTTTCATGGCATGCAGACCTCCGGCAGCGCCCGCACCCGCAGCCGCTTCGGCCAGTCCTCGGGATCGCCGCCCTTGTCGTCGCGCAGCTTCAGCCAGACCGGCGGTTGATTCGGCGGCGCGAAGTATGCCGCCGCGCCGACCTGCTTCACGAAGCAGGGAATCCGCAGCTTCGCCGCCACGTCCACCAGGTGCTCGATCCACGCCACGTCGCACGGCTCCGCCTCGTCGCCACTCTCGCCGCCCGCGATGACGCCATCGAGTTTGCCGAGATCGGTCGCGTCGACCTTCGTCAGGTCCACGCGTTCCAGCAGCGGCTCCGCGCTGATCATCAGCCGCGTCAGCGGCGCCAGATCGAAGAGCTTCGCCAGCGCCGGGATTCGGCTCTGCGCCGTCGCCTGGCTCGTCACCGACGTCATCGCCACGAGGTTCGAGGGCCACTGGATGTTGTGTTCCTCGATCAGCCACTCCGCGAATTCCACGAGTCGATGTGGGCGCTTCGTCAGCACCATCCCCACGTGCCGCTGCCCGCGATCGCTGCGGAATGGTTCGACGACCTCGGCGAGCAAGTATTCGAAGTTCACCTTCGCCGAGAAAATGTCGGAAAGGTCGCCGATGAAAATGTGCCGCGGGCGCCCGTTCAGCCACGGCTTGTCGGGCCGCTCCTTCCCCCGCAAATCACTCCACGCCATCGCCGCCGCAATCCGCCCCGGCAGCAGCCGCACCTCGCGGAAGTCGGACGCGTAGAGCCCCTCGAAGACCGGATTCTTGCTCATCCGCGTCTCCTGCAGATTCCCCGCGTAGCACGTCTTCTTGCGCGCGTTCCAAAGCTCGCACCCGTCACACCCCGACGTCGGGTTCACCGTCGAGTCGCACCACTGGATGTTCGTGTGCGCGCTCATTCCAGCGCCCGGCTCCGGTTGAGCGCCTGCCAGTTGCGCACCGCTTTCGCGGCTTGCTCGAATCCGCCCGTTTTAAGGGCGAAGAGCAACTCTTCCCACACTTCGCCTTCCGCGCTCTGAATCGCCGCGGTCACCATCTGCTCGGTCGGCGCGTCACAACCAAGTTTTTGCGCTTCGATAAATAGGCCCGCAGCCCGATCAATCGCGTTCATCGGCCCCCTTTCTTCGCGGCCTTCGCCGCCTTCTTCTCCGCCGGCGCTTCCACCGCGGCGATGTAGGCCTCGATGCGCTGGATCGCCTGCGGCGGGGCACCGAGCTCGCCGAGAGCCACGCGGGCCGCGAGCAGGCCGGTGCGGAAGGCGAGCACGCGGTTCCCATAGGTCGTCCCGCCCGCCACGCAATCTTCGCTGCGCGACTTGGGCTTCTTCTTCGTCTCTTCCACCGACCATCCGACCACCCAGCCTTTTACGTGATGCGCGACCGCGACCATCACGTTGAATTTCCCGCCCGGGATCGCGAGCGCGGCCACGTCGGGATTCGTCACCGCGTTGCCTTCCCACGTGAATTCCACGCCCTTCTTTTCGCTGCTCCACACGACGCCATTCGCGATTTCCTCCGCCTCGCGCGCCGCCGCTTCCTCGTCATCGAGCAGCGCCTCGGTCGTCCTCTTCACCTTCTTCAAGTCCACGCCGAAGACCTTCGCCCATTGCGGCAGTTCCTTCTCCGCTTCCTCCGAGGTGATCAACCCGAACATCAACTCCACGAGCAGCGGCACCCGGAACGGCGCTTCGAGTTTCGCCGTCTTCTTCAGCATGAAATCGAACGCGTGGCGATAGTCGCCCTCGAAACCGTGGCGCGCGGCCACGAGCCCCAGCTCGCCCTGTTCTTCCAGCACGCGCATGATGCCATGAAACAACAGCGGCCAGAATCCGTCGGGGATTTTCGTGCCCTGCGCACCGGCGACCACGGCATCGAATTGCGCGGCGGAGATGCGGGATTCGCGCTGCTCCTTGCGCTCGGCTTTGCGTCTGTCCTCTGCCGAACTGTTGTCGTTCGCGATCGAGGCGGCGGCTCTCTCCACGGCGGGGATCGCGGCGGCATCCACCGCCGGCGTCGTTTCCTCCACCTTCGCTTCCTTCACCGAAGGTTTGAAGATGTCGTGTTTGTTTTCCACCGCGGCCCGGATCGCGATCTCGCGCTCGACCACTTCGTGCACCGTTCCCTTGGTGTCCTTGAAGACCGTGGTCTTCACGCCCTGGCCTTTGATCAGCTTCTTCCACGGTGCCGGCGCAGTGATGTCGTCGCGCACTTCCCAAGTCGCCGGCGTCTCCACGAGTTCGACGTATCCCGAATTCGCCGCCAGCCGCGTGCCGGTCTGCGGATCGAGAATCTTCTGCGCCTCCGCCGGCGAAAGCACCGTGCATCCCTTTTCCTCCATCGCCGCCCGCCACTGCTGCTGCGCGGTTTGCACCTTCGCCTTGAAGCAGCCCGGGTGCGTGCAGAGCGGCACCGCCCGCGCGTCGCGCTCATCGTCCGGCGTGTTCTTCGAGTTCCGCGGGCAGGTGCCGCAGTCCCCGCCCCACAGGCGCACTGCGTTCTCGACGTACGGCGGAACGAGGTCGGTCTTGTCTGGATCGAACTCGAGCCCGCGCAACTGGACATGCACTTCGTCGGCGATCCATTTCGCCAGCACGTCCTTCGGTAGCGCACCCCGACCGTCCGAGGTCCGCATGATGCGCGCGGTCAACTCGTCGCGTTTCGCCGGATCGAGCACGGTGCCGAGCAGCTCGCCGTGTGTCGCGGAGAGGAGTTTCGCATCCACCGCATCACCCGCGGGCGTGCCACGCAGTCGGCTCAACGCCCGGCTCCGCGTGATGTGGCTCGTGCTGTAATCGAGCAGCTCGGCGAGTGATTGCACCGTATGCACGTTCCAACCGGCGGCGTCCTTCATTTCCAGCAGTTGCGTGATCGCCTCGGCCTCGTCGAGCGGCGTCAGTTCCTTCCGCTTCAGGTTCTCGATGAGTTGGTATTCGATGATCTCTTCGTCGGCGAGATCGGCCACCACGCACGGCACCGGCGAGATTCCGCAATCCGTCGCCGCCCGAAAGCGACGCCCGCCGATCACCAGCTCATACGGTTTCTCGGCATCGCCCGCGCGCGGACGAACCGTCAGCCGCGAAATCTCCGGCCGGAATCCACGCTTCTGGAAATTCGCCCGCATCTCGACCAGGTCGGCCTCGGGGAATTTCTGGCGCACGTTCCCCGCGACCGCGATCTGATGAATATCGATCCACTGCGTGTCGCCCTGGCTGACACCATAGAGATTCCCATCACTCCCATTCGTCTCATCGTCATCTTCGACGCGGCGAGCTCGAGCCTTCTTCTTCCCGGCCTTCTGCGCTTCCTTCAGATCGTCATCGGTGATCAGCGGAATCGGATTGCCCGTTTCGAGCGAAATCACCTCGATCTGCCATTTCACCGGCGTGCCCCGGTCGAACATCTTCGGTCGGCGATAGCCGACCAATTCCCCGTCATCGTCCAGCAACCAGCGGCATTCGTGCGGCTTCGTCAGCGCCGCGTCCGTCAGCTCGCAAAAGCTGACCTGGTCGAGTTGGCTCGGGTTCAGGGCTTCGTAGTCGATCTCTTTCATTTGGGTGTGGGTTTCACGTGGAGTTTTCGGAGGAAACTTTTCTGCTGCGCTGCCGGCTTCGGCTTCGTGTTCAGCTTCGCGAGGAAGCTCCCTTGCCTCACCGGCGCCTTCTTCTTGGCCGCGCCGTCCTTGCGGTTCGTGTTGCCCTTGCGGCACTTCCGGTAGCTGTCGCGGGCCTCCTCGGATTTCTGGCCGGGGAGCTTCGTTCCCTTCATGCCGTTGAGCTTGAGTTGGCCGCTCATCAGTTGGCACCGCCACGAGTGCGCCGCGGGGGACTGGCCTTCCATCATCGCGACCTCGTGCATAGTCATCAGCGACCACGGCTCGCGGAAAAGCGCCCGGCCGCACGCCGTGAACTGCCGAAAGAAATCCATCGGCGTGCTGCCCTTCCGCTGCAGGAAATCGAACAGCGCCACCGCGCCGATCATCCGTTCCTTGATGTCCACGACGCGCGCGGGTTGATCGCCGCGCTCCCTCGCCGCGGTGATATCGCGCGCATGGTCGATGCCCTTTTCCGCATCCGTGAAATTGTAGAAGTCATCCGCCGCTTTCGCCGCCGCCTCGTAGCCTGGCTTGCCGAACAGGCGATTCGCTTCCTTCTGCAGCGTCTTCCACTGGCCCGCGATCCGTGCCTGCCGCTCGTCATCGAGCGTCACGTCGCCGGCTTGGGCGATGAATTCCTGTAGCGACACCGCGAACTGCTCATCGAGCGACCGCTCGAACGGCATATCGCTGGACGTCGGCTCCCACTGCGTCCGGTTGTGAAACCGCGTCAGCGATTGATGCGACGCCGCATCCAGTGCCCGCCACCCGCCGTTCTTGCTCATTCTTCTCGCTCCCCCATGCGACGCGCCGTTTCCCGATAAGCCTCGGTCGGCTCGATACTCGCCTCGATGTGCGCCACGCGGTCCCGATCGCGGAGCTTCCGTGCCGCCCGCTTCGCGTCATCGAGCGCGCTCTGCACCTCGAAGACATGCTCTTCCCCTGCCGCCATCAGCGCGCGAGCGTGCCGGCGCGCATCGGTCTCATCCGTCCCATCGCTCGCAAAGTATTTCGGAAACGTGTAGGCGTCCCGCTCGTTCTCGCTCCATCCCCATTCCCCTGCGATGCAGGTGCGATACAAGAGCCGCACCGCATCGCCGGTGTAGTCCCATCGCATCACGAGACCTTTCGCCTCAGACACGGGGCACCGCCTTTCCCATCGACTCGATGACCAGCCGCGGCACATCGATGCCGCCGCTCAGCAAGTAGCCGAGAGCGTTCCGAAAACGATAGCCGAGCTCGGTCCGCACGCTCTGGACCGCGCTGGCTCGGTTGTAGCTGGAGTGCTCGATCCGATCGCTGCCGATGAAAGTCTCGGCGACATACCAATCGTTCTCCGGCCGCACGGAAATTTCCTGCGACGCCTGCTCGACCATCGCCTGAATGAGCACGTCCTGTTCGCTCATGGCTGCGGTGGTTTCCCTTCCAAGAAGCGCTGCAGGTCCACGGGCCGCACGAGCGTGGTGCCGCCTTCCTTCTTCGCCTTCAGCCGGCGTTTTTCGATCCAGCGCCGCACCGTCTTCTCGCTCTTGCCCACGATCGCCGCCACTTCCTTGGGCGACATCGGCCGGTCGGGAATCACGCGCTTCTCGCGGTCGAGCAGCAGCGCCTTGAGCTCGGCGACATCGAGGCAAAGCTGCTCGAAAGCCGCGCGCGGAATGGTGATCGTGGCGTCCGTTTCCATGTTATCCGCGCATCCCTTTCGCTGGCGTCTTCGTGCGCTCGTCGCGGATCGGCAGACCACGGCGCTTCAGCGCCGCGTTGCACGCCGTTCGGATGTCCGCGAGACCATCACGGGCACCGATCACGGCAAACCAGCGGTGCGGCTTGCGACGCGTACTCATCGAAAATCCTCGGTGGCGGTTTCCTCCCGCTCTGCGCGACGACCGGCGCGATAACCCTGCGCGCCCGCGATCCGCTCGATGCGCTCCGCGGCCTTGCAGTGCAGCAGCACGGCCACCGCCGCGCTCACGAGCGTGGCCAGCATCGCCCCGGCGATCGCGCCGATCATGAAAGCAACGTCGACGGCGCTCATGCGACGGCGGCTGCCTCCTGTTCTTCGAGCGGCTGAATGCCAGCTTCCGATAGCAGGCGGGCGGCGGTCTCGAAGTCGTTCGCCAGCACTGCCGTGCGAATCGGACCTTCGCCCCATATCGCGTTGTTCGGTCGCATCCAATCGTCCCCGTGCCGGTGGCTGATGTAACGCCTCGCGAATTTCATGGCCGCGGCGATCCGACGCTGCTCTGCCTTCCACGCCTTGATGCGGACCTTCAGTTTGGCGATCTCCGCTGCCAAATCGTCGAACCTTTCGTTCCGTGAGCACAGGAAGCAGGCACTGATGCTCATGCTCGTGAGCGCGCTTCGCCTCGCGTCGGCGTTGATGTGGATCGATCCGCCATTATCGACTGGACCCGTCGCCGCTCGCGAGCGTGCCAGCGCGGCGCCGATCACGACGGCGTCTTCGACGCTATTTACGGTCGCAATCTTCAGGTGCTTCCGCTCGTGGGTGATTTCGCTGATCTTGAATTTCATGCGTTTTGTTGTGTGGGTTTGCTGGCAGCGGACGCCGCTTCGGTGGCCGCTTGGGAAAGTCGGGGCAGCACCAAGCCCCACAGGATGCGCGTCACTTCCTCGGTGCGGGGCAGGGTGGGGTTCTCCGCAAAGACCGCTTCCACTTCCGCTTCGACCGCCCTGCGCAGATCCGGCATCGCCATCATCGACGCCGCGCTGAGAGCGAACCGCAGCCTTTGCTCCGCGGGGAGAAGGGGAGTGCTCATTTCAGCGCGAGCGCCTCCTGCGCCGGTTCGGGAATCTCGATCGCCTCGCCGAGCGCCCGTTCGAGCTGCTCCCGATGCTGCCGCACGAAGTCCCATCCGCCGGGTTCGAGCATTTCGTTGATGTCCTTTTCGACCCCGGGAAGCGCCTTCAGCAACCGGAGGTAGCCGAGCAGTTTCCCGTCGATCTGGACGGTTCCTTTCTTGGTTCGCGGCGTTGCTTCAGTGCTCATCGGTGCGTTCAAGTTACAGCACTTTGCGCGAAGTGCTGTAACGTTGCAACGATTTTTTTTGAAGTGCTGTAACTTTTTCTCGTCTAACCTGCCCGCACACCCACATGGCCAAGCTCGACAGCACTTCTCTCCGCCTGAAAAAGCAGATCCTCGAACGCCTCAATGCTCACCGGCCCAAACCTCTGGGCTCCCGGGATGCATTCATCGAGCGTCTGTTGATCGAAGTCTGCGAGCAGATCGAAGCCGCCGAACCGCCCGGCATGCTTCCCACCGTGCAACTACTTCGCGAGATACAGCACAAAAAGCCACCCACCGACGTGCTGCAACGCCTCGAAGACCTCGAAAAACGTCTCCTTGAAATGTCAGGGAAAGTCCCTACTGGCGCATCGGTAGAATGCCCACCAAGCAAAGCGCCCAGCCCGACCAAACTCCCACCCCGGGAGCAAGAGTACCCTGCTGGGATTGTCCGGTCCGACCGCCCCTCTGGCGACTCCAGGCTTTCGTTGAACGAAGGGGAATCGCCGAACAAGCCCATCGGGAAAAAGCGCCGCGCGCTCCGCGACATGACCGCTCGCGAAGCCGAGCAAAAGTCCTCGGAGCCACCGGACTCATAGGCTGCGCGTTTGTTTTTGCCGCCGGCAAGTTCGGCCTCGTGGTCAAACTGAAGATCGATTTTCGGAAACTCACCACTCCGGTCTTCGAGGCCGCTTCATCGGTTCGAGACGCCCTCACGTCTTGCTTGTAGCCTTCGCGCTACAAAAGTCACAGCGACGCGTTTTGTAGCACCCGGCATAACTCGCGGCGAATGGACGATCCCAAAAACATCCGCCTCAACGATGCCGACAATCCCGACCGCCGGATGCAATTTTCCAAGGCCGTCAAACGAGCGGGCGGAAATGGGAACGCGATCATTCGTCAACTCGTCGATGCCTGGCTGCTACACGTGCAAGAGCACGGGCACGCGCCCAATTTCCCCGTGCGTCTCACGTCGATCGAACCACCCCGCAAACGGCGATGACGTGGGAACGCCTCGCCGAGCTCTTTGCCGAGTGGGAACGCCGCTGCAGCATCGCCACACTCGACGCTTCCGGCCGCGCGCCGCTGCTCGTGCTTGTCATCGATGCCGATGGACGCCGGCGTTGGCGGGTCTTCGACGCTTGACTTTCGTTTGAACACTCCGCGTCATCCGCGCGTCTGACCCCACGCGTATGAAAACTCTGGCCCTCGTCTTCTCCCTCGCGGCATTCGCCCTCACCGCTCCCGCCGCCGAACCCAAGCCAGCAGCCACCCCGACGCCCGCGCCGGCCAAGGCCGAAGCGAAGCCTGAGTCGCTCCGCGGTCGCGTGGTGCAGGTGCTGAAGGATGGCGTCATCGTGTCTTGCGGCGATGGGTTCTACCTGAACAACGCCGACCAAACCGATGGGTTCGACCTTCCCGAGGTCGGCGGGCAAGTCTTCCTCCGCGGCCACGCCGAACAAGCGACGCTCGTGGACAATCAGCGCATCGGCGTGATCGCCAAACGCGACGCCACTCCCTTCCGCTCCCGCGGGTCCACCATCGCCAGCTATCACTTCGTCAGCCAGGCGAGCAGTGCATCGACCGTCACCACGCCTGTCAGCGGCAAGGCCGGCGACGTCGTGATTTCGAAGGGGCGGCGCGGCGAGGCCACCGCCCGCCAACTCCCCGCCGGCGTCAGCCGCCTGCAAAGCGTCGGCGGCGCCGCGGGCCGATAGGACATACCACTGGTGGCATGTCCCTAAATCCGGGCCAGCGCCAGCATCGGCGCGGTCGGCCGGATCGATTCCCAAAAGTGGCGAGCCAATTCTTTCGTGATCGGTTGACCGTCGCGCAACCGCACCGCGCGATAGTGCCGATGAATCGTTTCCTCTTTCTCGACGTGTCCGAGCTGCACCTTGATCCACGCGGGATTCTCGTGCAGGCGATAGTGCATCGTGGCCGTCGTGTGGCGCAGTACGTCGTGCGGCCACTTGGCGAGGCCCTCATCGCCGGGAGTGGCGTGAGGATCTGCAAAACGCTTCGCCCGTCGTGCTGACCATCCCGCGGGCTTGAGCTTCGCGCGCTCGCGCAGCGCCTCCCACAGCTTGCGGAAATTGCGCGGGATGATCGGCGCCGACTCGCCACAAAGCTTCTGCCAAAGCTCGAGCCACGCCACCGCTGCCGATGGCAGATCCACGGGTCGGCGCTTGCCCGTCTTCGCCACCGCACCGGCCACGACAAACACGCCATCCGCGAGGTGTAGCGACGCCGGCCCTGATCCCTTGATCTCCTCGGGCCGAATCCCGCAGAACGTCGCCAGCGCGAGATACGCGAGCAGTTGGCGATAGATGTAGCCATCCGAATACGTTCGCGTTTGCGGATCGTAAATTCGAGCCGTGGAAAAAACCGCCGCCTCGAATAGCCGCTCGATCTCCGCGGGCGACAGGACGCTGATTTCCTTGTCCGATCCATCGTCGGCATCCGGCACCACTCCCACGCACGGATTGACCGCGACGTAGTGCTTCACTTTTTTTGCCCATCGAAACATTCCGTTGAGATCGGCGAGATAGTTCGCCTGCGTCCCCGCCGACCATCCGTTCCCCGCCAGCCACTTCTCCACCGCTGCTTTCTTCACGTCGGCCGCCATCTCGTCATCCCGCCCCCGCACGAAAGAACCGAGCGACACGCGCAACTGCCGCACCGTGCGCTCGCGACACCCCGTGCGAATTTTCTCCGACAGGAATTCATCGTAGACCTCGCGCACCGTCTTCCGCACCTGGACCGCCGTGCTGCGTTCGAGCGCCCACTCCACCGCCTGTCGCAACGTCACCCCCGCCGCCGCCAGCTGCGTTTCCGCCTCCGCAAACTCGAGCCGCTTCGCGTGCGACATCGCGAGCGCCACATCCCCAAATTTCTTCCGCTCATCCGCTGCATGATCCCGCTCCGTCTCCGCCGCGATCTTCGTCGGAAAATTCCGCTGCTTTCGCTTCCCATCCACGAGCCCATAATCCAACTGCCACAC